TGATCCTTGAGCGGCATGGCGATCACGTTGGCCACGTCGGGCTTGCAACCGGGAACGTCCAGCGCGACAAAGCCGGCAATGTAACGGCGATTGAAATGATATCCGGCAATTATGGCGAGCGCGTCCGCAAAAATTGGGAACAGGTCGGGATCATCGCAGGGTTGCGGCGCGGCGCCGATGCTGACGGGTCCAGCATGGCCGATCAAGTCAGAGGCTTGCACGCCGCGATCAAGGCCACGGTCGGCGCTTTTTCCGACTTCAAAAAAGTGCCTGAGCATCTGATCGGCCTGTCCAAAGCGGCACAACAGGCGACAATTTCGATCCGGCAACAGACCGTGAACAACTCCAATTCCAGCGTCGAAACCCACGTCGGCGCCGTGCATGTCCACACCAAAGCGACCGACGCCAAAGGCATCGCGGCCGACATCGGCCCGGCGCTGCGGCGCGGGGCTTTCGCGGCGGCGGCAAACTCAAGCTTGGCATAAATGGCCGCCAACGGGGTTCCGAACCTTCTCATACCATTGCCTGCGGCGGCGCCGGTCACCCTGCTGACGGCCGACACCGCAGGCAGCTTAGCCAGCTTCGGGGCACCACAGTGGGGATTATTTCTCAACGGAGCGTTGGTGGTCTCGGCCGATTCCGTGGTTGCCTTCGAGTTCAAGCAAGAATACGCAATCTCGGATTATCAGGTCGAAGAAGGTGCATTCGAGAGCTACAACAAGGTCCAGATTCCGTTCGATGTGCGGCTGACCTTCACGGCAGGCGGCTCGCTTGCCAATCGCGAGGGGCTGTTGAATTCAATCGCCGCAATCATCGGCGATCTCAATTTTTATACCGCAATGACACCCGAGGTGGCCTACCCAAGCGTGAATTTGGTCCATTGGGACTACAAACGCACCGCAACCAATGGTCTTGGCCTCATGCAAGTCAATGTTTGGTGCGAACAGGTCATGGTCAATGTCGGTAGCGGCGGCCTGACCAACACAGCAGCGCCCAGCGGGGCGACACAGCAGAATAACGGCACCGTCCAGCCGACAACGCCGACTTCGACGCAGACGACACAGATCACGGCGGTGGGCTAGTGATTATCATTCCCGTCCAGGCAGTGCCGAGCCAAGCCATGACCGTGACGCTTGCCGGCCAGTACACGCAATTGAACATTTATCAAAAAGCCTTTGGCCTATTCATGGATGTTTTAGTGAGCGATGTCCCGATCATTCAAGGCGTCATCTGTCAAAATCTGAACCGGATCGTCCGCTCGCTCTATCTTGGGTTTCAGGGCGATTTCACTTGGATTGACAACCAAGGATCAGATGACCCGACCTACACGGGGCTTGGGGCGCGCTTTTCGCTGGCCTATCTGGCGGTGTCCGATCTCGCGGCAGGTCAGGGCTGATGTCGTTTACGCAAAAACTGATCAACGTTTCATTCTCAATGGGCACGGGCTCCTTCGGGGGCGGCACAAGCTCAGGCAACACCGTCAATCTCACCGGCCTGCGGATCTCCTGCAAAATCAGCAAGGCCGGCGGCTATGACATGGGGCTCTTGGATTGCGCCATCTACGGCATGAAGCTGAGCGACATGAATCAGCTTTCGTGCGTCGGGACACAGCAGACCAATCAGGGCAAAAATTCCATCACCGTCCAGGCGGGCGATGCCGTGAGCGGCATGAGCACGGTCTTTGTCGGGACCATCACGTTAGCCTTCGTGGATGCTCAGAGCATGCCGGAGGTTTGCTTCCGGGTCACGGCACAAGCGGGTGCGATCGAAGCTGTGATGCCGTCAACACCGACCAGCATCAACGGGACCGGCGATGTCGCCACGATGATGGGGCAGATCGCGTCCAGCCTTGGCCTCAAATTCGAGAACAACGGCGTCAACGTCAAGCTCTCGAATCCCTATCACGCCTTTTCCTACAGGGACCAAGCGCAATCCATTGCCGAAGCCGCCGGCATCGAATGGATCATCGACAACGGTACGCTTGCCATCTGGAATCCAGGGCAAGCGCGCCAAGGCGCCTCGACAACGATCTCGAAAACCACGGGCATGGTGGGCTATCCGGCCTTCAACCAAGCCGGGATCATCGTGACCACGCAGTTTCAAGGCACCATCCAATTCGGCACGTCCATCACCGTCCAGAGCGATCTGACGCCGGCCTGCGGATCTTGGGTCATCACCAATCTCGAATATGAACTTGATGCCATGATTCCGCACGGGAAATGGTTCGTCGTGATTAATGCTTGCAGGATCGGCGGCGGGAGCGAAACCGATTGAGCGATGCATCAAACGGCTATCCCGGTCAGCAAGGGCTGACCGACAGCAATTCGGGGTTTAACCACAACCATTTTCAGAGCAAGCAAGCGATTGCCAAGATAGGCACGCTCAAGCTCGTCAAGGTGGTCAAAGTGACTGGCGGCGGCGGCGCGCTGGCGGCGGCCGGTACCGTCGATGTGCAGATCCTGACCAATCAGATTGACGGTCAGGGCAACGCGACGCCACACGCTGTCGTTTACGCAATTCCTTATGTGCGCTACCAAGGCGGCCCAAACGCAATTATAAATGATCCTGTTGTGGGGGATATCGGCCTAGCGCATATCGCAGATCGCGACATCTCGGCCACACTTGCCGCCAAGGGACAGGCCAATCCGGGGTCATTCCGGCGCCATTCGATCGCGGATAGCGTCTATCATGGCGGCGTCGTCAACATGACGCCCACTCAATATATTAGGTTTACATCCACCGGCCTTGAGATTGTTGACATGAACGGCAACAAGGTTGTTTGGACAACAAATAGCATCCAGGTAATCCCGAAGTCTGGCAATATGGTCTATCTGGGCGGAACCGGCTCGGATGGATCCTATGATTTTGTCGAAACGCCTAGCGGACCATCCATCAATGTCAAAGCGCGCACGGCCTGATCTTGGCAACGCTGTATCTTGATCCTAAAACCTGGGATTTGACCGTTGATGTTTCGGGCAATATCGCGGTCGCGACAGAACCTTATAGCTTAGCGCAAGACGCCGCAAGTGCGATCAAAACGTTTCAAGGGGAAGTCTATTACGCCACCAATATCGGCATTCCCTATTTCCAACAGATCCTCGGAAAATATCCATCCATTGCTTTTATGAAAGCGCAATTCGTCGCCGCAGCCTTGACGGTTCCGGGCGTTGTTTCCGCCAAGTGTTTTATCACGGCAATTGAGGAACGGCGTGTGCGTGGCCAAGTCCAGGCCACGGATGCTAATGGCGTCACGTCGGTAGCAGGGTTCTGATGTCAATCACGACCACGGTCCCGCAGCCGACATTCACGCCAACCGGGTTCGTCGCGCCGACAGAAGAGGCAATCCTCACCGGGGTCATTGAGGATACGCAGGCCGCGTTCGGCGGTGTCCTCAATTTGTCGGTTTCGGTGCCGTCCAGCCTGACGACGCCGCAGGGGCAATTGGCATCCAGCGAGACGGCCATTGTCGGCAACGCGAATGACACGTTCGTGTTCGCGACGCAGATGTTCGACCCAGCCTATGCGTTCGGGCGTTATCAGGACGCGCTGGCTCGGATCTATTTTCTTGAACGGAACCCGGCACAGCCAACCGTGCTGCAAATTTTGTGCGGGGGGCTGCAAGGGGTTGTTATCGCAGCCAATAAGCTGATTATAGATACATCCGGAAACACCTATTATTGCACTGCGGGCGGAACAATTCCGTCAGGCGGCAGCATCACGCTCAGTTTCGCCAACCTGCTGCCGGGGCCAATTGCGGTTCCAGGTTCCAATCAGGTTTCGATTTATCAATCTGTGCCCGGCTGGGATACGGTGTCCTGCACCTCAGGTACGCTCGGCAATGTGGTCGAGAGCCGATCGGCTTTCGAGTCGCGCCGCGCATTGTCGGTTGCACAAAACTCAAATGGTTCGCTACCCTCAATTCAAGGCGCCGTGCTGTCGGTCCCGAACGTCATTGACGCCTATGTCACCGAAAACGACACAAACTCGGCCGTAACCATCGGAAATTACTCGCTTGCGGCGAACTCGCTCTATGTTGCCGTGGTCGGCGGAACGGCGGCAGCCATTGCGCAGGCGATCTGGTCACGCAAAGCCCCTGGTTGCTCCTACAACGGAAATACGACCGTTACGGTCTACGATACAAGCCCGCAATATGTGCCGCCCTATCCGGCCTATGCGGTCCAATTCGAGATCCCGATCTCGCTGCCGATCCTATTTGCCGTCAACATCGCCAATTCGGCTTTGGTGCCGTCCAATGCCGTGGCGCTTATCCAGGGAGCCATCATCTCGGCTTTCGCGGGCGGGGACGGCGGACCCCGCGCCAGGATCGCGACAAAAGTGTTCGCGAGCCGGTTTTACGCCCCGATCGCAGCGCTCGGGGCTTGGGTTCAGATTATCTCGCTCGAAATCGGGTCGACTAATGCCGCCAGCGCCACATTCACGGGCAGCATTTCGGGCAATGTTTTGACGGTTTCCGCCGTGGCTTCAGGGGCGCTTGCGGTCGGCCAGACGATCTCCGATACGACGGCCGGCATCATCATCGGCACAACCATCACGGCTTTGGGGACCGGCACGGGCGGCACAGGCACTTATACGGTGTCCAATAGCCAAACGGTCGGTAGCGAGCCCATGCAATCGTCTATCGCTAATTTATTTACTGTTGCGGTCAACCTCAATCAGAACCCAACGATTGCGCCGGCTAACATACAGGTCACCTTGACTTGAGCGACGCCATTACGGGTCCACCATACCCGCCAGCGCCGGCACCGGGGTCGAACGGCATCGGCACATTCATGATCGGGGTTTCACAGGTCGGCACGATCCCGCCGTTTTTGCTGTGGGATACGATCATAAGTCAATATCCGAACAGTCCGATCCTAACAACGCTCATTCAGAATTTCTTCCAATATATAGACCAGACTAAAAACCTGGATGCTTTTTACGATAACGTCATGAACATCAATACGGCCGAAAATGAGGGCCTTGATGTTTGGGGCCGCATCGTTGGCGTCAACCGTGTTTTGAAAATATCGTCAACACCTTGGTTCGGATTTGCCGAAGCGCTGCCGGGATCGCAGGGCTTCAACAATGCGGGGGTTCTGACCTATCTGCCGGCGTTTGGGTTTCAGGAGGGCGCGGGGCAACCGTTCGGACAAGCGCCGTTCGGGCTATTCAAAGGGTTTGCCTTTGCCGGCAATACCAGCACGGGGGCTTTCTATTCG